CAGTGGTTGTGATATTGGCCACTGTGTAAGTTCCGCTTGTGGTCAAATTGCCAGCAGTTATATTACCAGTTGTATTGATTGTAGCAGTAGTTAAGTATGCGGATACATTAGTATTTGAATATGTGCCTGATTGTGGATTTGCCACCAAGTAAGCAGCAACTTGAGTATTGCTGTAAGTGCCACTGATACCTGTTAAAATACTTGTACCGTTTGGATACAAGAAGTTTGTGGCTGTGATATTACCAGTAGCCACTAAACCATTACCGTAATATATGTTGCCTGCCGCTACAATGTTACCCTGCAATACAACATTACCACCTGTACCTGGAGTGATGTTGATATTGTTTTGAGTAGGATAGGTATTGGGTGTGGATAATGTTAGTCCATATGCACTTGACTGCAACAACCCGTTTGGCCCGACAGTGAGATATCCAGTGTTAGTTCCGCTGGTGTATCCGCCGGTGACCTGTGATGCTCCTAGGTATTGAGCAGTGACGTTGGTTAATTTGCTACCGTTACCAATAAAGTATGTAGACGTTACATTACCACTTGTGATGTTACCTGCTAGATATGCGGCAACGTTGGTATTGCTATATGTACCAGCCTGAGGATTAGCAACCAAATAAGCCGCTACGTTGGCATTGGCATAACTGCTGGTGCCATAAGTCAAATTGGCATAGGTGTAAAAGCCGCCAATGTTGGCCTGTAATGTTGTAATGTTGGAACTAAATGCAACATCATTTGCCTGTATGCTGGTAATGATACTAGATGTTGGCAAGTATTGAGCAACTTGTGTATTACCGTAAGTAATAATAGGACTGTACCCACCAATTACTTGAATGTCAAACCAAGTATTGTTAAAATATAAATATGGCCCCCATCCTCCTGTGTCAACATGAAAACGTAATTGAACATTAGCTGTCGTAGACGGTGTAATTACTGCTTCTGTTATCGGTGCACCGCTACCACCGCTACCCCCTATTGTTGTTGATGTAAATGAGGACGGGCTACCTACTACTGTATTATTCCCAGAATATACCCATTGCAATAATGGATTAGTTGCAGACCCATTGATGCCGCTAGTAGTTCCTACAGCTGCCATTAATCTATATGTTTTATTTGGTTGTAATGTAATATTACCGGTATTAGTATCTAATGATATATCATTTCCTGTACTATTGCTAATAGTATTAAATACCAATGAAAAATCTGTTGGGCCGTATAAATTGCCGCCAGATATACCTATAGTAGCATTACTACTACGCATATAACTTGCAACTACCCCGGTATTAACATATGGTAATCCATTTGCATAGAATAACCCGTTTGTATAAAGATTACCAAAGTTACCGCTATACGTTGACAAATAAGTTGCTACATTTGAATTTCCGTAAATTGGATTAGTTTGCAAAATAGCAATTGCAGAATTAGCAGCCGTTATATTTGCATTGATTGTATTGATCAGTGTTTGCTGGGTTGCAGCATTCGCAGTCCATGCAGTGGTTACCGCATCAACATAGCCCTTCATTGCAGTATTTGCAGTTACAATTGCGGCATTGGCTCCAGCTATATTGGCATTGGTTAAGGTAAGATTGGTTAACAACGTGCCAATATTGGCTTCATCGGTTTGTATTGCTGTAGCAATCTGTCCCAAGGTATCTAATATTGCAGGAGCGTTGGCTAATAGTGCAATCTTACTGTCCACATAGCCTTTCAATGCCACGTTGGCTGTGGTGACATTGGCCACTGTGGCAAAACTGGTTTGTCCGGCAGGCCCTAGATAAGCAGTACTTTGAACTGTGGTGTCGGTAAATACCACGTTTCCGGGCAATGTTAGATTGCCGAATCGATCAAAAGTCCAAGTTTGGCTGGAACCACCAACCCCGGCACTAGAGTTTAATTGCACATCGGTATTGGCATACAAGACCGCAACATCTTGATCATTTAGATAAATTCCAGTCTGATCATTATAACCATTGGCACTAAACTGTATCTGGCCATCTTCAGCTGACCAAATATAGCTGTTGCTTTCAAAACGGATATTGTTAACTGTTAGATTACCAATTGTAGCAGTGCCGTTCGCACTCAGCTGATATTGGAGTGATGTTACATTGCTAGATATGCCACTTATATTGGTGCCATGTATGTTGGCCAATAGTGCAGATATATTGGCAGTATTGCTTTGAATACCTTCAATAGCAACAACTACATTAGACACCTGTTGAGTTGTTGCCAGTGTGCTCATTCCGCCTGGAGTGGAACCGTCTTGCAGTCTAAGTGTTTGTAATCCTGTATCTACCAACAGTTCGCCCAGGGGGCCCACATAGTTAGAAGCCGCGGCAGTATTGCCACGCTTGATCAGGATTGTTGATATGTTGATTAAATTGCTCATTTACAGTGTTCCACCATCTAATGAGAATGTAGTTGATTCTGGTGGAGGAGTATAGGTAGTGCCATAATAAGCCGGCAATATTTCCAAATCTAGCGGAACTCCATAATTGTCATCAATGTACACCGGACTGGTTTGATCGGTACTGGTCACTGTTGTAGCAAAAGCCAACTTGTAAAAACGATTCTCTAAACTGTTGATGGTATTGGCGTCAAAGGTGAAATTTCCCAGGCCCTGCTGAATATTGGCCCAAGTGACAACATAACTCTTTACTGTGACTTGGTTTGTGGGATCTTGTATACTTGCAGTCACACTACTACCAGTTAGGTCAACACTTTTTTGGTCCTGATTGCGGACTATGATTTGTATGGGATTGTCAATTCCCTGATAAACTTTAATGGGACGTGAGTACACTTGGCGATTCCTTGTAGTAAATATTGTCGGGTCAAAAACTTGAACCTCGGCTGTATTTGGGTATAAATATGCTTTGACAGTGATCATTTTTATGGTCTTTAACATATTTAGCGAGAATCGTGGAAGAACATTACAAGCAACTACTAGCCCAATATCCCTATCTCAGCCATATAACCTATGGTGGAAATGATTATATCGGCATCATACAAAATTTTGACGAAGTGATCACTACACTGTACGACTTTGGGTTACTCAAAGACAGTGAGCTCAAAAGACTATTCTTGGATCTAGGCGAGACTTGGTGGTGGGAAAGCAATAGGTTGATACCTATCAATGTTTTTCTAAAACAAGATTGGGCAGTGTTCAAGCCCTATCTACGTACCATGAACAGCAAAGACGTAGATATAAAAATAGGCCCTTATGTGAGCCTAAAAGAAATGGCAAGTACTCGAAGCAAACGTAAAAGTTTTACGCTAGTTCGCAAGATTAGTCAATAGATTCATATGCACACAGACTAGATGTGCATAGGCCACAGCATGGCTCTTTTTAAAAGTATATTCCTCACTGGCATCCCAAATAGTTTCTGAGATCTTGCTCCAAGTTTCGCCAATCAAGTGGCGCTTGCCCGGGCGTATTAGTGCCAAGAACATGCCCATTCTCGGTATTGAATTCACCGCTTCAGGGCATCGGATCAACGTATCATAATGATTTCCAATGTGTATCAATCGACTACAAAAATCAGGATCATACAAGCGATCCCAAGCTGGTTCCTGCTGCATCAAATCTATTAGGTGTTGCTCGCTCTTTATCTGTGTATATAATGACACATTCAAAAAGTCCAACTTCATGTAGCCCCAGTCTTCGGCCACTTTGTGATCTATTGTGGCTATTCCTGTAAAGGGATCAGTGGGGATATCCGTGACATATATACCGGTGTTGTGCCGGATCAATTTTCCGTCACGCACAATTCCTGCAGGGGTAAATTGTATGTGTTGAAGTGCTGCATCGCGATCTCCAAAGTCAATGTCAATATCACTTTTGAATTTCATTTGTACAAATACTCTATATGATCAATTATGTGTTGGGCAATTCTTCTATTGGCTTCTACACCAGGATGTGCGTTATCATTTGCTAAATCAACATGTGTATCGTTTGCTATTTGACTTCCCGACAGAAACTCCGGCATATCATAAAAACACATCTGATCTTTGTGAGTGATGTCTTCTGATTTGTAATCATCTAAAAAGAACACAAATCTAAGTTTTTTTGCTCGTGCCAGTTGTGTTATTAGTCGCATGTTGATGGCAAATCTGTAGAATAAAAATTCTTTTGAAAACACATCCACAATAGATCTGTGATTTGCAAAATTCTCTGCAGAAAATAATTGACTATCTATCAGTTTATTTTGCTCATTGCAGTAGCGTATTCGCATCAAGGGCGCCGATTGCAACACCACTATCTGTCCTGGGTTGAAGTCGCATTGCGAAAATATATCAATAGACTTATCGTTGTTGCCTTTGGTTCTAAACAACTCCTGCATCACAATGCCATTTTTGCCAAAGTGCTTGGCTACTATATTGGCGTATCTGTGCTCAACACTGGGCAGTCCCACGCCAAGTGTATTACTGCTGCCAATAAAAACTATGTCATTGTCGGTCAACTTGGGTACCTTTGATTTCCAATTGTAGGGATCCAACTTGATGTCTTGTAAATTTTGAACATTTTTAAATTTTTTGTGATACTGTTTTAACCAATCCAGAGTATCATAATAAACTTGTTCACTGATAAATTCTGAAGCCTTGGGAAAAGCCCATAGCACAACATCTGCAGATTTTAACACTTGCTCTAGTTCATTATCAGAATTAAATTCTTGTCTTGAGGTATGCCCAACTGTGTAGTCTTGGCCGGCAGAGGTCACAAGAACGCTTTCGGGTAAATTAAATTTCTTATGAGCCAGCGAGGTTGAAATATCGCTACTGCCCAACAACAGTGTTTTCATAATCCTGCCTTTTGCAGTATGTCCTTGACCCATTCAGTATCGGCCAAGTAGTCCTTGAATCGTTTTTGCCAAAAATCAGGATCGATCCAGGGCAATACTATTTGTACCTGTTCCTCGTTAAGCTCTTCAAGAAACGCAATCCCAGTTCCACAATTGTAGAGAATCCATGGACTAATGCGACCGGTCGTGATATGATGACATATCCGATTAGAGTTACCATATCTAAAATAGTCATTAAAGCCGTTTCGAAGTTCTGGGCGAGCTTCTGCATATTCTGTCATTTCCTTTAGAGCACGTTCCAAGGCATCCTGGGTAGCTTCACGTCGTAAGTATTCAAGAAGCCATTCGCTGTACAATCGATCACTGCACCAGTGATCCAGCTTCTTGTTGTTTTTTAAAAGCCAATCCGTAAAAGTAATAAAATTAATGCAGCGGATATTGACGCAATACCTACCAAATTTAACAAAGGCATTATAATAAGGACTCTTAGCAAAATCCTCGTAGGACTTGAGCCGAGCACTGCCTTGTGTGTATTCATAGAATCTGAGATACGATTTAAGACCCCATTGTACGCCTGTTTCATCTCGTTGAGTATGACGACGCTTGGCTTCACAGAGGTGCGCCAATAGGGTTGTTTCTTTTCTAAAAGGCTTCGCACAGTACTTACAATTAAATGTAGTCTTTGATTCGTTTGTCATCCCATCCATGTTCTCTAGCCAACTGTTTAAGATCGTTTTTATCATTTAATTGTGCCATCAGCGCGATTTCATCGGCTTTGGCCGAGGGATATATCTCGCGCAAAAACTTTTCTGCTTTGTTATTGTTGCCTTCTTTTCTCTTGGCCGCTAACCACTTGTGTGACTGTTTGCCCATGCCCGGACTCACTGTACTAGCAAGTAACCATTGAAACTTTTTGTGTTGCGTGGTGTTTATATCAAAGAAATTTTTGTTGAGTCGTTCATTGGTGCTCACAAGGTAGTAGGCTTGTAGATCACTACTGCCTTCTACTGTTGCACCCCAACGTATCATTAGAAAGGGCGAAAACTTTTTACGTTCCTCTTCGGTCAAGTCATCAAAGAAATGTCTGTTCTTGGTGTCGAACATGGCCATCTCGTATCCAATGTTTAATTTATCTGTCATGATCTTTCTTTAGATTATAGTATACTATAACACGTTCTAACAGTTCTTGCAAGCCTTCATCATGCCGAGCCATTCTGCGTATCTCGCCCCACATTTGGTCTTCTATTAGTTGTTCATGAAATGTTTTACCATCACTCATTATATCACTGTACAACTCACGTTTGGTGGTTCCCGTCATTCTTCTGTAAATAGTTTTACCTTTGTCTGGGCTTTCGAATATATCACTCATGCTACCAAACCTTACTGTAGTCAATGACCTCGCTTTGTCTGCTAAGGTCTTTAATAAAATAGGCGCATAATGGTTCTGGGCCATCGCTTAGTGGCACTGCTAATAATTGTCCACTTTTTAGTTTGGGAAAGTACCACTTGACATCTTGGTATATGTCTACGATTTCTACTGTGTGGAATTCGGGCCTAAAACTTGTCAAGGGATTGAAACAAAATACACTGAAGCCACGATCGTTTATACTGGTGAGTGGCACTACTTCTAGGTCGCCAAAGTCAGGCTCGCCAATCAACAATTGCCATCCCACTGGCATGCGAACTGTGTGCTTGCCTATTTTTAAAACCAGAGCCGGACTGTTAAAACTTTCTAAAAAAATCAAGGGAATATAAAAGTAATCGGGTTCTTTGGGATTACTATTGTCTAATACGCAAAAACGTATTTCATCTATCTCGTTGGGTATTTGATCCATCGAGTATGCTGCATTATCAAGTGTTAGTATTCTCATTTATTAATTTTTCTGCTTCAGGCGTCAGTATATACCTGCCATGATCTCGGTCCTGAAATCCGGCAATAACTTCGGCATGCAAAGGAAACCGAGCTAGGTCTATTGCTTCCTGTGCAAAGTATTCTACATTATAGTTGAAAGTGCTGGCAAAGTAAACCTTTGCGATAGAATTAGTCACTTGTACTGCTTGATGCACAAATTTGTGATGTATGTGACCGTAGTCGCCATCTTCATAATGTGTTAATATCAAATCGGGAGCAAATTGTGTTATGGCAAGCGAGATACTGGCCTCTGCATCTAGCCCGCGCCAAGTTTTTAACTCACCGGCCAATTGATCTGCATAGTCATCTTGGAATCCCAAGAAATGTGTTGTGATATTTCTTTTCGCATCCCAATACGCCTGCATTTCCTGTGCACGTGCATCGGCGGAGTTATAGGTCAAGTATACTATGTTCCAATGCCAAGTGGGAAAGTTATCAATAAAAGGTTTTGCAAATATCAAACAATCGTCAGGATGTGCCACAACACAGAGTGCTCTTACAGGTGCCATACTTCTTTGATAATTTTATAATATGTGTCTGCTAGATAAACTTGTCCCTCGGGCAGAGTATGATATCCAGGATCTTTGCTTTTGTCAGGAAGCTCCCATTCATTACTTGCGTATGCCGGAGTTTGTTTAAAATCTAGTGTAAAGTATTTGTCATCAACCACTGCAGGAAATGCTGCTCTAACTGTGTTGCTGTTCCAAATACTATTTGCAACCAACAAGAAAGGAATGCCTGCATAAAATAACTGCATGATGCCGTCACGTATGATCCATTTGTCCTGCTGCAATTTCCAATTGCTATCGTATAACAAGTTGATGTACTGTTTAACTGCGTTCTGTGTGTTTTTATCTATTCGAGCACTGCGATAAGGATGCTCGTATCCTTCGGCTAGACTAAAAATAGTTTCCGAAATCATGCGGTAGGGATTTGTACCATAGTTGATATTGTCAATACCGGCCTCGGGATCGTAGCCATTCAGCAATTTGGTATTTTGTAGGTGTGCTTGCAGGTCGCTGCCCCAACCTTTATTTTCGTTAACGGGAGGCACATAGGGTGCTGCGCTGGCGGGAATTTCTATACGGTCATGGAATGTGGGGCCAATAATTGCAAATGCAGGACGTTGTCTTATCACTTCATCTATTTGCACACGGATACCACCGTTACTGCATCCTTGACGTGCAAGTATTTCTACATCCCATCCCAACTTTTTGGCCAACACTTCGCCAAAAGCGGTCCCGGGTAAAGATCTGCTGGGTGCGCTAAAACTGTCGCCACATACAATTAATTTGTTTACTGCCATTCTACCTTCTCTATGCTAAACGGATATTGTGCTTCGGTATAAAACTTTTTTCTAGCTGTGAGATGCCTTTTGGCAAACTTACAGGTTGATGTAATGTCCCAAATCTCTACGTGGTCTTTGTCTTCTGCTTTTCGTATACCTCGTCCAATGCTTTGTATAACCCTAACAAAGCTCTTTCCGGGTTCCACCAAAACCAGATTAAAAATACGAGGGATATTAATACC